AATACAGGTTAAGACTCTTAACTCAATAGCGTCATTCTACGGAATCGCGTCGAAAAATAAGCGCACCATGCAGGGACTTGAACGAATGAACATCATGGATGATCAAATCGCAATCGACATGGGGCTCGGAGATCCGGAAATCGACAAGGTGAAATGTCCGCTGCAAGACAACCTAATCACCCGTTCTGAATGCCTTGACTATTCCGGGGCGCACTATGATGACTGCATGGGGTGCGAGATAGGGGCCGCGACAAAAAGGAAACTGTTAGGTGAATGCGATGGATAGCAGACTGAGGATCAATGAGATTGTGGCATTGCTTAAGCAGATTGTGACGAGGTTGGATAAGTGAAGCCACGTATAGCATCAATCGCAAACAGGATAGAAACAGCAGACCTAAGCAGAGGCGCAAGGATACAGACTGAGCGCATCAGAGGCTATCGGCTTGCTGTTATCAGACAGCGCATCTTGTTACGTGATGCGTACACATGCCAGATATGCGGGCGTGTGTCGGCACAGTTGGAGGTGGATCACATTGTGCCATTGGGTATGGGTGGGGCTGAGAGTGACGCAAACAGGCGTTGCCTATGCAAAGACTGCCATGATGAGAAGAGTGCAAAGGAGAAAGGATAGGGGGGGCATTGAATCTTTGGGGGCTTATGACATAGCGTAACCGAGATGGCCTCATTTGGAGATTATTTCTGCCTGTATGAAACCTTTGCCGGGGACAATCAAAGGAGTTTGAATTGGAAATAGAAATCAGAAAAGTCAATCTCAGCGCGATAAAGCTGAATCCGGACAATCCCAGAACCATATCTGACGCCGAAATGGTCCGCCTGGTAAAATCCATTACGGACTTTCCCGAAATGATGTCTCTGCGTGAGATTGTGGTCGATGAAACCATGACCGTCCTCGGGGGAAACATGCGGGCGCTTGCCCTCCGTAAAATTGGAGAGAAGGAATGTACAGCCAAGATCGTCAGGGGGCTGACCGATGATCAAAAGCGTCAGTTCGTGATCAAGGATAACGGATCAATGGGAGAATGGGATTTTGATCTGCTGGCAAACAACTGGAGTGACTTGCCGCTTGATGATTGGGGTGTGGACCTCCCAAGTGATTGGGCTAATTCATTGGATATGGATTCCATGCCAGAGGCTGGCAGTGGGGAAGAGAAGAAGAAAGAAACAATATGCCCTAAGTGTGGATTTTCCTATGCAATCTGAAATAGCATTCCTCGCGTATTATCCAGACAAGCAGAGGCAAAAGAATAACAGTTTCGAGGGAAACTATAACATCGGGGCCAACGTTATTATTGACGTACTGAGGCGCAAGGGGATTAATTGCGATATCTGCACGCCCGACACGGCGCAAAAATACAAGATCGTGTTAATTTCCCTTACATCTGATTATGATTGCCTTGCCCTGTATCGGGCCGTCGCCTTACTTCCCACTTGGCAGCCGGGACGAAAGTTCAAGGTAATCGCTGGTGGGGCGGGGATGCAAAACCCGACCACGATCAGGAAGTATGTTGACTGTGCCGTGTTTGGTAGGGCTGAAAACATTATCCATCCACTAATCGATTGCATCATGGGCGGCAGCACTTTTACCCATGAAAGCGTGATGAATCTACCTGATATTCATCCGGTAAAACTGGCTCAATCGTTTGAATTGTACCCACATAAAGTTGATTTAGGTAATGGACGTGGTTGTCGGCAATGGAAAGAGTCGTTTATTGGATGCCCAAATAAGTGCCTATTCTGTCACTATACATGGGCTCGCAAGCGGGCCGGGAGCGGAGAGACATACTATCAAGGCGATTTGACCATGAAAAGGTCTATCGAATGCCTATGGAAAGACATTCCCAAGATTACCAAGAAAGAGGGACGTATCAGGTCGGCAATTGATGGATTCTCTGAACGCCTTAGAATGGCCTATGGTAAGAAGATCACCAATCAGGAAATCATTGAAGGGATAAACCACCTCGGCAGTTTTAAGGGGACCACCGTTATTTTGGCCTATAATATAAGCAATATGCCGCACGAGTCAGAGGAAGACCGGGAGGAGCTCTATTTAACAGTGAGGCAGGCAGCCCCAAAAAACAGGGTAATCCTCGTCTTCCAGAGCACGCCTTTTAGGCCATCACTCTTAACGCCCCTGCAATGGGCTCCCGTGACGCTCTACCCGGCAACGTCGGATCTCTCCGCCCAGGTGATCCATGATAGTGATAATCTCCGCGTGATGCACAGTTTCAGCAACGAAAGCCCGTGGTCGCAGCTTGAAACGGTCATTGTATCGAGGGCTACGCCTGAGACTGACAGGCTATTTCATGCGATATGTTTTCATCCGAAGCTAAGGAGCGGTACGGCGCGTCAGAAGGTCGGATTGCTGCAGAGAAGCTTTGATCTTTCTCCGTATCTCAAGGAATACAACAGGGAAGAAAAGCACCCTGCGTGGTTCCTGTCATCCTATACCGACAACGCGAAATTACGCAGGGCTTATGATGTTGCGGAGGGTAAGTTCAGATGACCTCTTTATCTTTCCTCGGCCTCCCCCCTTTTTTACCATTGGCGCGGGAGGCGGCGGCCTTTTTCTCGGACCGGACGCGGCCCAGGGCGGCAGCGGCGGCTGATCGGGCAAATATCTCCCTCACCTCTGACGGCTCGGTATATGGCGACTCCTCTCGCCATACAAAATCCTCATGCTGGTCGCAACAGCAATTTCCAGCGTGGCCGCCGTGCAGCTCGGTCCTCCATGATCCTCTTTTGTCGCGGAGTAAAACGGCGTGTGAAAAATTAAGGTTGATATTTGCCAATAACTCCCTCTGTGCTGATTTTGCGTCCATGATCCTACTCCTTTCTCGCGCCGATAATGGTGCGGGTGATGTAGCTGTCAAGCATACTGTCTTTAACGGTATCGTTAGGCAATGCAGCCGTTTTCTCGATCCATCCTTTAGGGGTTTTTACTTTTGCCGTGATATCTGTGCTGCTGGCTTTGGTGTATATTTTGGTTGCGCCGTCAATCCTTATCGTGTCTGCATAGACGACGGTCCCTGCGGGGATTTTTTCCCAACCGGCAATCAGAAGCGGTTCAACCTCACTCGTTCTAACGGTGATATCACACCCGGCAATTTGTCGTGCTGCCTCTTTAATTTTTTCGGCTCTCTCGTTCATTTTCTTAATCCCCTCTCATGTTGTTTTGTGATTACAAGATAATCCTAGCGTTAGGATTTGTCAAGAAAAATAATGCACCATAACCAATTGAAACAACCAACATTTTAAAAAAATAGTCACGGAGGTGAAAAATTGCCACGCGGCGGATATCGTCCGGGCGCCGGACGTAAAAAAGGCGCAAAAGACAAAGCTCCCCGTCAGGTCAGTCCGGAAACAGAAGAGAAAAAGAAGCTCCGTGAAATGCTGGCCTACGACAAAAAGGCGAAAGCGAAATTTTACCAGGAATTCTTGGTCCGGATCAGCAAAGGGGAATCCCTGTCAATCTCAGAGAAAAAGCTGATGGACAAACTCGGCACGGAGTTGGCGGCGGATCTTGCAGAATCGGCACCGGAACCAGAGGCCGGCAATCTTGATGCCTACGATTACCTTCGCAGTGTGTGGAACGATCCGAAGGTGGATGCTGCGCTCCGGATCAGGGCGGCGGAGGTCGTATTCCGGGCGCAGGCGGAGGGCAAGGGAAAGAAAGAATTGTCAGAAGAGCGCGCCAAAAGAGCAGGCCAGGGCCGGTTTGCCCCGTCTGCGCCTCCTAAGCTGGCGGTGGTGAAATGATGGACTGGTCGACATCCTGCCCGTCATGGGAACAAAAGATCGCCACACGGGAAAGCCTTATATCCATTCCACCCCTCTTCCCGGAAGAGGCCGACAAAGCCCTTGCCATTTTCAAGGAACTGCGCCTTGTCGACGTCTTGGGGCGCCCAACTCTCGGAGAAGCTGGCAGGTCATGGCTATTTGACTTTGTGGCGCAGATCTTCGGGGCTTACGATCCAGACTCCGGCAGGCGTTTGATCTCTGAATTCTTTTTGCTCATTTCCAAAAAGAATTCCAAAAGTACCGGAGCCGCCGCAATCATGATGACCGCTCTCATTCTCAACTGGCGCGAGTCAGCAGAATTCCTCATCCTGGCGCCAACGGTCGAAATCGCAAACAATTCATTTTACCCGGCTCGGGACATGGTGAAGGCCGACGACGAGCTTGCCGACCTGATGCACGTGCAAGATCACCTTCGGCAGATTACGAACCGCATTACCGGGGCGACACTCAAGGTCATTGCAGCGGAAAATGAAACGGTCGGCGGAAAGAAAGCAACCGGAATTCTCATCGATGAATCTTGGCTGTTCGGGAAGAAGCCGAACGCCGAGAACATGCTCCGGGAGGCTTGCGGCGGGCTTGCCTCCCGCCCGGAGGGGTTCGTTATCCACCTGACAACGCAATCCGACGAAGCGCCGGCAGGGATCTTCAAGCAAAAATTGGATTATGCCCGAGGGGTCCGTGACGGGAGGATCGATGACAACAGCTTTCTTCCCTTGCTTTATGAGTTCCCTGAATCAATCCTGAAGGAAAAAGAATCCCTCGGAGTCCGAGAGTTCTTCTCGAAATACGCCTACATCACGAATCCCAACCTCGGCGCCTCGGTTGACCAGGCCTTTCTGAATCGTGAATTCAAGAAAGCGGAGGAGGCCGGGGAAGAGTCCATGCGAGGGTTCCTCGCAAAGCACCTCAACATTGAAATGGGGATGGCCCTACGGACTCAGCGGTGGGCAGGCGCGGACTTCTGGGAAGCATCAGCCGGCGCGATGTCTCTCGAAACAATTCTCGAACGCTCGGAGGTGATCGAGATCGGCATCGACGGCGGAGGTCTTGACGATCTTCTTGGTCTTGCAGTTTTGGGAAGGGAAGCGGAAACTGGAAACTGGCTGCTATGGACAAAGGCATGGGCTCATCCGGTCGCGCTGGAAAGACGGAAATCTGAGGCGTCGAAATACCGGGACTTTGAAAAGGACGGTGATCTTGTCATCGTTTCGGACATCGGCCAGGACGTGCAGCAGGTCGGAGAGATTGTGCGGAAGTGCGACGAATCTGGCCTCCTTGACCGGATTGGAGTCGATCAAGCCGGGATAGGATCGATTGTGGACGAACTGGAGGCTGGTGATGAAAACGGTGAGGGTGCGATTGCCCACGACCGAATCGTCGGAATCCCTCAAGGCTGGAGAATGAACGGCGCGATCAAGACAGCAGAGCGCAAGGTAGCAGAAAAGACACTGATACATGGCGGCCAGAAGTTGATGAACTGGTGCGTCGGAAATGCCCGCGTTGAACCGCGAGGAAACGCGATCTTAATCACCAAGCAGGCCAGCGGAACGGGGAAGATTGACCCGCTGATGGCTGTTTTTAACGCGGTCGCCCTGATGGCAATGAATCCAGAGGCGAAGGCACCGAAATCGGCCTACGACAACTTAACGGTTGACGAAATCAAGGCCCGCATGGGATTATAGGAGAGGGTATCATTGGAAAATCTGCCGGAACGTCCGTACTACAAACCGCAGCAGATAGCCGTATTTTACAATGTCCATGTGCGGACCGTTTACGGCTGGATTTCTGAAGGAAAACTGGAAGCTGTCAAGGTTGGCGGGTCGATGCGAATCCCGCGGCAGGCCGTCAAGGAGTTTGCGCGGCCTGCCGTCGAATGACCTACCACAAACCATCTGTTATAACTCCGCGTAATGATTGGAGTTTTTTCAATGCCCTGTCGCGTACAGCGGTTCCGACGCATTCGGAAGCCGATGCAAATGATTCGACGACGTGCTTTTTTCTGGCGGACCGTGCCGAGGAAATCATTTCGTAACCTCCTTCTTTGGCCTTCCGCCCTTTTTCCCGTTTTCGCGGGAGGAGGCGGTTTTTTTGTCAGACCTTACTGAGCCACCCTTTTTCCCAAGGACGGCCCCTGGTGATTCTTCAATCGGGACGATAACAATCTCCTCCTCGTCTCCGCACTCATCCTCATACAGATCAAAGATTTCACGGCTCACATTATCGCCGGTGCAATGGTCCAGGAATCGTCGTTCCCCGTCTAAATTTTCGGCATAAACTGCGTATTTCATTGTCTCCTCCTCCCCGGTGTATATGCCCGCCGGGAGGCTGTCGAGGTGTTTAGCACCATTGTTCCCAGAGATAATTAATATAGTCGTTTACGGTATTTTTGGCGTCTATGTCCGTGGGCGCTCCCTCCTCATCCTCATCGCATTCAACGTAGAGTGTGCCGCTACTCTGCCTATTATTTAGGTCAACGGAAATTTCTGCATCTGGGTATTGTTCACGCAATCCTTCCTCGAGGAAGGCCCTCCAGTTTTCTGCCTGTTCGTTGTTTTTTCCCCCCATTTCCTCTATCGTCTGCACCGCTTCAATTTTCGTAATCATTTTCTTTCTCCTCGTCAAGAAGCTCCTCATTGCCTGAAGTTTATGCGCCAAGCGGCCCGAATACCTTTTCCAGCTCCGCCAGTTCCTTTGTCGTGGCCTTCTCGACTTGATAGCCCAGGCCAACCCAGGACATGAGGTCAAGCGCGCCCCCATCGGGAAGAACGATCACCGGCTGCCCGTAGCTGCTGGCAGGGTGGTCTGTTGTGACTTTCGCTTTGATCCGCGTCCGTTTTTCGCTGAAAAGATTTTCTCTGTATGATACGATCATTGTCTTACCCTCCTATCGCAATCTGAATGATGCTCAGGATCCGCTTGTGCCCTGCCCGCCATCCCTTCAGCAACTGCATCGTTTTAATCTTTAAAAACTTGGCCCCTCATCATCGGGAGTCCCATTTTCTAGAATTTCCCTTCCGTTCTGCAACTCTTCTTTTGTCGGAGCAAGTGCTCCAACTCCTGCATATTCGTGCCCGTCAGAGCGCTCCCTTTTTATAAGGGAACCTGTTCCACGGACCTTATCCATGCCGCCCTTCGTGATCTTGGTCTGTGCCGAGGAAAACCCGTCACAGATTCCGCACAAACCGGACCAATGTCTGGGTACTTCCCGCCCGCATTCCTTACAAATCATTTTATTTCCTCCTCTCTGTTTTGTTGAAAATAGTATATCCAAAGCGTTTCGGTTTGTCAAGCGAAAAGATTAAAATAAGCGGAGGATATCATTTTAAATACCCCCTCATCAATGCAATGATTTTTGCCTGCTGGCTTATGCCTTCCTGGGCGCATCGGGACTTAAACTCTCGGCGGAGCGATTCCGGGACATTCCGAATGATCATCGACACCGTGCCTATGGGGTTATTTTGACAATCTATCCCGTAATCAACAAGACTGCACGTCTTGCAATCGCCGTCATTTTGGGTGCAATATTCTTTCTTTTTCATGTCACACCTCATCAAGATATTTTGCGGATACAAAATCATTCAGCTTTGCATCATACCAAAGACCATGCAACGTCCCATCGGGTCGTTCGCTCCAGTGGGTCGCGGTAATGAATCTTGCACCATTACCCCCTATTGTGTGTTTTGTCCCTTCGGGCTTTGCGAAACAGCCGCCTTCTCTTCGTTCTGTTACCGTCCCGATCCTTCCGTTTTGGTCGATGATCTTCATGTCAGCCTCCTCCTAATATCCCATGATTTTGCGCATCTTTGCTCGGTGAGCCTCATATTCACGACCCGCCTTCTCTGCTTTCATCTCTTTCTCGATCTTTGTTCGCCATTCCGGGGTGTCTTCTATCGCTGCGATGGCGTCATTAATTTTGTCGAGATTTTCTTTCGTAATTCCTAATTTTCCAATTTTGGCAACGGCTACCGGGTGGTTTGCTTTTTCTGGGCGACCGTAACCAACAACCTCTCCGCCAACAATAGCCCTAATATTTAATTCGCAACATTCAGTTTCCAAGTTATAGCCATCCGCGAATAGCGTTTTCTTTGTTTGCAGCTCAATTTCGACCTTAACTTCTTTTCCGTCTTTTGTGTTCCAGGCGATTTCGTTTTTCATTTTCGTTCTCCTCTCTGTTTTCTTGATTAAATAGTACATCAAGATTGGAAAGCTGTCAAGCAAAAAGATGAAAATAAATGAAATATTTTAAAAATAATTTGCAATTTGCGCTAATTGCGCGTGAAAAAAATCAATACAATCGTCACAATCCACCCATACGACACGTTTTCACTCATCAAACTTTGTATTTTATGGCGTGGATTATGACTTGAATAAGTTAAAAAAGACTTACAATTCAATCAAATCCCGGTTCGGAGCCATCAAAAATGGCTTTGACGTTCGGGATTTCTTCGTTTTGGGTGGCCTTGCCTTGCTCGGGTATGGCCTTTTTTTGTTTCGGCCATGGGTGTCGTTCTCTGTTTGCGGTTGCATATTGATGTTGATAGGATATTTCATGAAGGATAGGGCGTAAATGGGCATTGTTTCTCGGATGATACGACCTCATGAGTTCAAGGATCTGTCGGTGGCGGACCCCAAGGCGTGGGATCGGTCGCTATGGAATCTTGCTGGATCGCAATCGATATCCGGAGAGAACGTCACAGAGACAACGGCGATGACTTACGCTGCCGTCTGGAATGCTGTCGAGCTAATTTCAAGTACAATCTCAGCCCTTCCCCTAAACCTTATGCAAGGACAGGGGAAAATGGATCGCATTGCCGATGATAACAAACTCCATGACGTGCTCCACCGTCAGTGGAATCCCTACATGACGGCGAAACGTGGCCGGGAAACGCAGATTGCCCACGTCCTGACATGGGGTAACGGATATGCAGAAATCGTCCGTAATGGATATGGAGAAGTGGTCCAGCTATGGCCTATAGCTCCGGATAGAGTGACTCCCAGGATGGAGAACGGGGCGCTTGTCTATGACGTTAACATGGGAGGTCAGCCAACATTAACCCTTCCCCGTGAAAAAATCCTGCACATCATCGGACCATCCTACGATGGAGTTATTGGTTATTCCCGGATCGCTGTAGGGCGCAAGTCGCATGGCCTCGGAATGGCCATGGAGACGTTCGGGGCGCTCTACTTTGGAAAAGGGACACACCCGAGTGCGGTGATCACCCACCCGAATCAACTCAAAGACACAAAGGCATTCCGGGATGCTGTATCAGCGGTGTACGCTGGACTCGGAAGCTCTCATCAACTCATGGTGCTTGAAGACGGGATGAAAATTGAAAAGATCGGCATCCCGCCCGAAGATTCACAATTCCTCGAAAGCCGCCAGTTTCAAATTCAGGAAGTTGCGCGATGGTTTAACGTGCCCCCGCATAAGCTGAAAGATCTCACTCGGTCCAGCTTCAACAATATCGAATCCGAAGATGCCAGCTTCTTGCGTGATCGCATTCTTCCGGATCTTATCGATCTTGAACAGTCTTACGATATGCAGCTTTTGACGGACAGCGAACGCAACAAGTCCGGTCGCGGACGTCTCTACTGCAAGCACAACGTAAAAGGGCTTCTCCGGGCAGACACTGCGGCGAGGACGTCCTTTTATCAGGCAATGCTTGATCGCGGCGTATTTTCGATAAATGAGGTCCGCGACCTGGAAGACATGGACCCGATTAAGGGTGGAGATATCCACCTTATTCCGATGAATATGACTACACTGGAAAATGCCGGGAAGCCGCAGGAGTCAACGCCCGCTCCGGTTGTCAAGGAATTGCCGGCGCCCGCAAAGAAGCAGGGCGAAGGAGAACAGGCAAATGAAGACATGGTTTGAAATCATCAATAAGGCAGAAAAGGCCGAGATTTGGATCTATGAACAGATCGGGGAAGATTTCTGGAGCGGCGGAGGTGTGACGGCGAAGCAATTCCAAAAGGAATTATCGGAAATCCGGTCCTCGCAAATCGACCTTCATATCAATTCCCCTGGAGGCGAAGTCTTTGACGGCCTGACGATTTATAATCTCATCAAGCAGCACCCGGCAAATGTGACTACGTACATCGATGGCCTTGCCGCTTCCATCGCCTCCGTCATTGCCCTGGCTGGTGATAAGGTCATTATGGCCGAGAACGCCCTGTATATGGTCCACAATCCTTGGGGGGTCGCCATAGGTGACTCTTCTGAGATGCGCAAAATGGCCGACAGGCTCGATAAGGTCGGCGGATCGATCGCCACGGCTTACACCTCCAAGAGCGGCAAGGGTGAAGATGAAATCACCGCCTTAATGAACGCGGAAACATGGATGACGGCGCAGGAAGCATTCGATTTCGGTTTCATTGATGAAATTGCGGCTGAAATGGATATGGCGGCTTGCGTGAAGTTCGTCCCAGCCATGCAGAAAGCGAAGTTCAAGAACATCCCTGAATCGTTCAACGGACAGAAGAGAACCCCTGACCCCAGAGAATGCGAGCGGACCCTGAGAAAGCTCGGATGCTCGGCTACCCAGGCAAAGGCCATGATTGCCGAAGGATTCCAGAATGGACAACGTGACGTTGATGATTCTGAGATTCCTGAAGATGACGGACAACGTGACGTTGATGGTCAGCATAAGGCCAAGCGCGACCGGATAGCAGATTTATTGATCAGGGCGGAGATAGTTGCACCATCACTTTAACCACAAGGAGCAGGAGAAAAATATGAAAACCATTACGCAGTATAGAGACGATATCGCGGCTTTGATGAAGAAATCCGCAGATATCGACATGAAAGCGGTTGCGGAAAACCGCGACCTGAGCGAAGCGGAGCTGGCCCTCAAGAACGAAATCCTCGATGCAGTCGAAGAAATCAATAAGACTGTAACTACGATGGAGCGCCAGGAACGGATGAAGTCCCTGCTGGAAAAACCGCAGGAGGCCGTGACCGTGGAAAAAGGAAAGAAGTTCTCCGACAGTGCCGTCATTACCGGAGGCGAAAAGCAGAAATTCTCGTCTTTCGGCGAACAACTTGCCTCGGTTATGAGAGCCGGAATGCCCGGCGGCCATGCCGATCCGAGACTTTTCAACGCAACCGGCCTCAATGAAACAGTACCTTCTGACGGTGGTTTTTTGGTTCAGACCGATTTCAGCAACGACCTGCTTCAGGATGTATTCCAGACTGGAATCCTCGCCCCCCGGTGTCGGCGCTTTGAGATTTCCGGCAATGCGAACAGCATCAAAATCAACGGTGTTGATGAAACAAGCCGGGCATCAACGCGATACGGCGGAGTTCTTGGGTACTGGAAATCTGAAGCGGCACAGAAAGCGGCCTCCAAGCCTAAGTTCCGCGAAATCGAATTGTCTCTCAAGAAACTTGTCGGCCTCTGCTATGCAACCGACGAACTGCTTGCCGATGCCTCAGCGCTCGAAGCCTTTATCAGGCAGGCGTTTGTTTCTGAGTTCGGTTTCCTGCTTGACGATGCAATCGTGAACGGAACCGGCGCAGGGCAACCCCTTGGTATTCTGAATGCCGGTTGTCTGGTCTCTGTGACCAAAGAAACTGGCCAGGCAAAACAGACTATCTTAGCAGAAAACGTAATCAAAATGTATTCTCGGATGTTCCCGCAGTCTGTCGGAAATGCTGCGTGGTTCGTCAACATGAACACCCTGCCTCAGCTTTACACAATGAGCCTGGCTGTAGGTACTGGCGGCGCCCCCATCTTCATGCCCGCTGGTGGCTTGTCTCAGTCTCCGTACAATACCCTGCTTGGCCGTCCGGTTATCCCGATTGAACAGTGTCAGACCCTCGGCACACAGGGAGATATCATCTTTGCCGATATGAACGGCTATCTCTTAGCCGTAAAGGGCGGAATTGAATCAGCAATGAGCATCCATGTAAAATTTGACTACGATGAAAGCGTGTTCCGCTTCGTCATGCGTGTCGATGGACAGCCGGAACGTGCAAGCGCCCTGACTCCGTACAAGGGCAACGATACCCTTGGCCATTTTGTAGCCCTGGCAACCAGAGCCTAATTCTAATCATCAACATAAGGCCGGGGTATTTCTTGCCCCGGCACTCCATAAGGAGGAAAGCAATGATTCCCAAAAATACCAAATATGTCCCTCTCGGGGTAGATATTGATTTTAGCACGGCAGCAAGCAACCTCTCTGACAGCATAAACATGAAAAATTACCATGACGCGCTGTTCCTGATTCAGCTTGCCGACATCGGAACGGCAAGCCCGGTCTTGCTTGTGTATTCAGGCGCAGACAATGCGACCTGCACCTCCGCGCTTCCGTTTAAATACCGCTTTGGTGGTGCCGCCGCTGGTTCTGCGAACTGCGATGTTTTCGGAGATTGGACAGATTGCGCGGCAACAGGGCTTGAGCTGACTCACGGCACTTACGACAACTATCTGCTTCAGGTTTATGTTGACGGTGCGGATATGGACATTGCCAATGCTGAAGAGTGGTTGACCTTAGACTTCACTGATCCGGGCGGCGCTACAGGGCAGGCGATTGTCATTGCTGCGCTCACCCCCCGCTATTCCTCGGGGACCGAAGTAACAGCGCTGGTATAGCATAGAAAGACGATAGAGGTGAAACAATGATCATAAATATAGAGCAAATTAAGCAAATCGCCCGCGAAGTAGCCAAAGAGGAAATCGAAAAGGCTCTTGCTGAATGCGTTTCCAAGCAGGAAGCGGCTACAAAAGCGGCTGAAGTACCTCAAAAGGAGGTAAAGTAACATGAATTACAATCGATCAACGATTGACCGCATAGGCGACCTGATTAATGGTCTCCATGTCGAAACCACGGGCGGGATCTTGGTGGCCGCTAATTTTGCAGGCGCAGCCAATACCCAGACGGAACTCTTTAACATTTATGGCCGTATCGGGATCATGGAGCTGTTTATTGAACTGACTGCGGCAGCCGATGCGAATGCAACGCAGGTTCTTTTTAACTGTACTTTTACGACTCCCGTGATTGCCGTCAATGCTATGTGTGCAAAATGCGCCTCTATTGCAAATCTTGGAGCTTATGGCCGGATTGTGTACCCCGGCGGTGCGGTGGCTACTGCGGCAATTATCACTGATAGCGCAGGATTAACCGATGTGGAAATGGCCGGTAAGAAAGCCATTCTCGGAGGATGTTCGGCGGCTGGAGTCAATACGGTCGGGACTATCGGGATGCTGGCAAGCGACGCTACGCAAGCGGCAACCATTGCGGCAACGGGCCATATATTCTATGTGCCCATGTCACCTGGCGCGTATGTAACAGCAGCGCTCTAAAATGAATCACCGGGCGCGGGCGGATCCCTCTCTCCTCTCCCCCGCGCCTTTACTTCAGAGGCATTAAAATGAAGAAAATAATCCTGTCCGTCATTGCTTTCTTGACCCTCTCCCCCGCTATATGCCTTGGCGCTGCAATCACCTGCACACAAGTGCCGCTGCGGCTCGGCTCTTCGGGGGTAATTACCATCACCATGGAATGCACCGGAGGCACAGACGACACCACGATATCCCTGAGTGCGGCCAATAATGCCCTGGTTCTCGGGAAAAAGCTTATGGCTGTATCGGCATTCGTAACGGCAGGCGGGGATCAGCCGGACGCAGCAGACGTGACCGTGAATTGTCGAGGCTTGGACCTGCTTGGCGGGAAAGGTGCGAACCTGATTCCTGCGACCGACATCACAAACGAAACGCTCCCTTACAACACATTCAATGGGCTGTACCGGTTTAAAAACATCACTGGCCCCGTGACTGTTGGAATTGCGAATGAGGGAACGCCAGGGTTTGACGCAACGATTGTTCTGGAGTTCGAGTAACATGAAACGTTTTATTTTTCTTATACTTCTGCTTCTCCTGGCTTGTCCGTCCTGGGCGCAAACTTGGACAGTAACATCCGAAGCAGAGATGGTTGCTGCCATGGCAGGTGATGCAGATGGGGACGTTATCAACATTACGCAGTCATTTAGCGTTACCGATACCACGTTTATCGTTAATAAAGATGTGACTATTCAGGGGATCGGAACCCCTAAGCCTGTTATCACGCGCACCGGAACCGGAGAGGCGTTTTTGTTGACCTCTGGCGCAACTGGTTCGACACTGCGAAACTTTGTGCTTACCGGAGGATCATATGGAATACGAAGTGATGCCTCCGCTAATGCCCGCCGGCCGCACAATATAACCATTGA